GCTTTGGATACCCAGAAGATGACGAAGACATTGAAGATGAGAATCAAGCCCCACAGACCAAAGGTATGACAGTACCTCTGGGGGAAGAAAAAGCCGCCAAATCAAGCGACACAAAGCCAACAGTTGGGGTGCTGGTTCTGAACAATGATGGATTGGTACTAACTGGGCAAAGAACCGATAATAATCTATTATGTGGACCCGGGGGGCATGTGGAAGAAGGCGAAACACCCGAGCAAGCAGCAATCAGGGAAACCCAAGAAGAGTTTGGCATTACCCCGACAAAGCTCACTAATTTAGGACAATTAAAAGGGCTTGGGGCTCAATATGGGCAACCACACATATTCCTATGCAATGAATACGAGGGCGAGCCAGAATGCAGTAGCGATGAAATGACCGACCCTTTATGGAAGAACCCTAAACAAATCAACGAGGAATTATTTCCTCCATTTGCAGCGTCGCTGAGGTTAATTAGCAGGAGGTGATATTGATGAAGATACCAAAGGCTCTCAAAGCAACCAAAACACTCAAGCCTGTTCCATATGTAGAAGAGATGGCAAAGCTTCGTCAACTATTCCTCAGGGCAGAACAAGACCTTATCAATATTATAGGATACAAGAAGGAAAGAGGGCAGGTTATATACTCCCACGGGGCTCAATTGGAAAGGGTACAGAAAACCCTTCAAAACCTTATTGATGATTCATGGGAGTATATACCGAACCTCATTGAAGACCAGTACTTAATGGGCAAGCGACATTTGGTAGGATATAAAAATGCAACAGCATTGACAACCATTGAGCGAAATGTTGTGGATAAACTTGTTCATAATTTAATGGCTGAGATAACGGAAGCATCGATTACTGCTAATAAAGGGATACAAAAGGCTTGGCAGGATTCATTGATACTCGGGCGAAGAGAACCAGATGTATTTAGGTCAAGTATATTAGAAGAAGTTGCCACCGGGGAAGCCAGCGGGCTTGGTATAGGGGCAGCACAAAAGCAATTCCTCAAAACTATGGAGGAAAAGGGTATTGTGGCATTTACAGACAAGGCAGGAAGGGATTGGTCATTGAGGAGTTATGCTGACATGGCAACCAGAACCACAAGCCGACAGGCAACGAATCTGGGGGTACTGTTTGCAGATGAATCCCATGACCTATATCAAATAAGTAGCCACGGAACCACATGCCCAATATGTGCACCCCTTGAGGGCAGAGTATATAGCCGCAGTGGTAAAGACCCAAATTATCCACCCCTTGCAAGGGCATTTGGCAAAGTAGACCCAAATGGCTCTGATGATTTAGATAATACATGGCTAAATATACACCCGAACTGCTTGCACGTCATGATAAGATTTTATGAGGCTGGGCGAAGCGAAGATGAGTTAAGACGGATAAGGGAATTCAGTAGTTTCGAAACGAACCCTGAAACAGTTGACCCAAGGAGCAAAGCCCAAATAAAAGCATACCGGGATAAAGAGCAGGGCAGGTCAAAGTTATTAAATGACTTCGAACAATTCAAAAGGTATAAAACTGTGCTGGGGGATAAGATGCCAAAAACATTCCAAACATTCTTAAAGCATAAGGTGGCTGGCGGCGATAAATACAAGCAATGGCAGCAGGAATATAGGAAGATGAATAAGGCATTAAAAGCTCAAAAATAAATCTGAATATTTCTTCAGAAAACTGTTGAATATTTATTCGTATTATGTTATAATAGTCGTGTAAATTAAAAACTATAAAACACTATGAAAACTTCGATGAGGGTCGATGTCTTTATGGTGTTTCTTTATTTAGAGAGGTGGTTAAGCAATGAATGAAAAATATATAGAAGCTCTGGAAAGGGCAAAAGCCTCTGAAAATGAGGCAATTAGATTATATACTTTATGTCTTGCATATGCCCCACCAGAAGATATTCCAAAACTTGCTGAAATAATGAATGATGAAAATGACCATGATGTTATTATTACCGACCTTATGTTTAAGGCAGTAACAGGTCAAACAGCAAATCAGGAACTATTGGTTCCGGGTGTAAAATAAATAAAGGAGGGGAAACCCGAATGAGACTTGCATACTATGGGGGACAAATTTCCCCGAACATTGTAAAAACACCTGAAGGATATTTGATATGTAAGAATGTACCTATTGGGAGACTTGGCGAAATGCAATATTTAGCTGAGGAATTAGGGCTAACAACTGACAGCCCAGACCCAGTAAGAGTAATGAGGGATGCTGATGCATTATTTGAATTAGCAGCGATTGCATCGTTTGAGGGAAAACCTGTAACAGATGGTCACCCGCCAGATGATGTCGAACCTCACAACTATTCAAATTATTCAAAAGGGCACGCACAAAATGTTAGAAGAGGGGCTGGAGCCGACGCTGATAAAATGATGGCTGACCTTGTTATTACAGACCCAAATCTGATAAATGTAGTAGAAAACAATCTGCGCCGAGAAGTATCAAGCGGGTATTCTTGCAATTATGCCCAAAATGATGACGGCTCATATTCACAGAGGCAAATACGTGGAAACCATATCGCCATTGTAGATGAAGGGCGAGCTGGGAAAAGCGTTTGCATAAAGGATTCTGTTCCAGCGGCAGTATCTAAACCTATTCAATATGGAAGGAGAGAAAGGCTTATGAGTAAGAAAACGGACAAAATTAGCTCTATCCTAAATCTATTCGGTAGAAGCGTCAGAGATGCGAAAACGACCGACGAGC